ATGTACTGGTAAGAGGTATCGCTATGCTCAGAACAGTTAGACTTTACGGAGAACTGGCAGAGTTTGTTGGACATAAGGAGTTAGATGCAGTAATAACTTCTACTGCTGATGCTATGAGATTTTTAGTCAGTAACTTTCCAGGATTGGAAGCACACATGGCAGATCGTTATTATCAAGTATTAGTTGATGATTATGAAATAGGCGAAGAAGATATCCATAATCCCATTGGACAATCTGATATTAGTATTGTTCCTGTCATTACTGGTGCTGGTGGTGCTGGCAGAGCTTTGCTAGGAGCAGCAATGATTGGATTAGCATTTGCTACTGGAGGATCAACTTTAGCTTTAGGGGCAGGTGGCTTTACAGGAGGTGCAGGAATTTCTGCAATAGTGGGAAATGTAGGTATTGGTCTTGCTTTGATGGGTGTAAGTGAAATGTTATTTCCTTTGCCAAAACCACAAGAGTTTAATAATGAACAAGATCCTAGAATATCATTTAGTTTTTCTGGAGTGCAAAATACATCAAGAGCAGGAACTAGCCACCCAATAGTTTACGGAGAGATTATCACTGGATCGGTTGTAATCTCAGCAGGAATCGACACAAATCAGGTATCAGCATGACGGATAAAATTATTAGAGGAGCAGGTGGCCCTCCTCCACGTCCTCCACAACCTACTAGAGCACCAGATACATTAAATAGCAGACAGTTTGCATCAATACAGGATTTACTATCTGAAGGTGAAATAGAAGGTTTTGCCACCCCATCGAAGGCAGGATTAACGAAAGGAACTACAGCATATAACAACGCTGCATTGAAAGATGTATTTTTAAACGATACTTCTATTCTCAATGCAAGTGCTAGTAATACAAACCCACAAACAGCAGACTTTAATTTTCAAAATGTAGAATTTACGCCTCGTTTTGGTACAGGTAATCAAACTCATATTCCTGGGATACAACAATCACAAAGCCCTTTATCTGGTTTCGGATCTGTTTTATGCTCTAAAAGTGGGGGTGGGGTCTCAAGAGATTTACCTACAGGAAAAGATGCCGTAAAAATCACAGTTACTTTTGCTCAAATACAGAAAGCAACAGATCAAGGTGACTTATTAGGCTCAACTGTACAATTAAAAATTTCTTTAAAAGTTAATAATGAAACAAATCATACTGAAAAATTAACAGATACTATCACTGGTAGAACTGCTGATGCTTATTCAAAAGAATATCGAATTAATTTGCCTGATGGTTACACATTTGCAAATGTTAAAGTTGAAAGAATAACAGATGATCAAGCATCTGGTGGTAATATTGCAGATGCTTTTAATGTAAGTAGTATTCAATTATTAATTGATGATAAACAAAGATATTTAAATAGTGCCTATACAAATTTAAGAATAGATTCAGAGCAATTTAGTTCTGTACCAAAAAGAGCTTTTCGTATTCGTGGTGTAAAAGTAAGAATCCCAGGTGCAGGTGCTTCCAGTTCTGGTACTCCCACTGTAGATTTACAGACAGGAAGAATAATTTATCCGAGTGGTTACATATTTAATGGAACGATGGGTGCTGCTCAATGGTGCTCTTGCCCTGCCTTAATACTACTTGATCTTCTTACTACTGAAAGGTATGGATTCGGAACGCATATTACAGACAGTAACCTAGATTTATTCAGCTTTATTGCTGCCAGTAAGTATGCTAATGAGTTAGTGGATGATGGCTTTGGAGGGCAGGAAGCTAGATTCAGTTGCAATGTAAATATACAAGGATCAACAGAAGCATTTACTTTGATAAATGAATTAGCAGGAGTGATGAGATGTTTTCCTATCTGGTCTGAAGGTTCTGTCACTATCTCACAGGATAGACCTACTGACCCAAGTTATCTGTTCAGTTTGGCAAATGTAGGTGAAGGTGGGTTCTCGTATTCTGGCAGTAGCTTAAAACAAAGGCATACAGTAATAAATGTTAGCTATTTCAATATGGATAGTAGAGAAATAGATTATGAGGTTGTAGAAGATACGTCTGCTCAAAATAAACTAGGAATAATTAAGAAAGATGTAAAAGCATTTGCGTGTACTTCTCGTGGTCAGGCTCAAAGATTAGGTAAAGCAATACTCTTCAGTGAACAGCAGGAGACTGAGGTGGTAAGTTTTACTACATCAATAGATGCTGGAGCGATAGTTAGACCTGGATCTGTTATCTCTGTCAATGATCCAGTCAGAGGAGGAGAGCGTAGAAGTGGTCGCATAAAATCCGCTACAACTACTGCTATAACAGTTGATAATACAAAGGATCTTGATACTTTTACAGGTACAAATAAAAAATGCAGTGTTATATTACCTGATGGATCAGTAGAAACAAAAGATATACTCAGCGTTACAAATGGAGTTATCAGTTTAGATTCTGCTTTATCTGCAACACCAAATGTGAATAGTATCTGGCTGGTGCAAAGTTCTACGTTAGAAGCACAAACTTTTAGGGTAATAACTGTAGAAGAACAAGATGGTATTAACTTTGCGATAACAGCCCTTACTTACATTGATGGCAAATATAACAACATTGAACAAGGTATAAGTTTACCTGCAAGAAATATTTCGTTATTAAACGAACCAAAAGATCCACCAGCAAATTTACAGGCATCAGAAAGAATTGTTGTTATAAATGCTCTTGCTGTTACTAAATTAATCTTATCTTGGGTTTCTGTAACAGGTGTTAGTCAGTATCTTGTTCAATATAGATTTAATAATACAAACTGGGTAAATGAAATTGTATTTAGACCAGACTTTGAATTATTAAATACTGAAGCTGGAACGTATGAGTTTAGGGTTTTCTCATATAATGCAGCACTTAAATTATCATCTACATCTACTGATTTAAGTTTTAACGCAGTTGGTAAAACAGCCCCACCTGGTAATGTTCAGAACTTATCGATGGAACCAATTACTAATAAGTTGGTAAGACTTAGATGGGCAAAAGCTGTAGATCCAGATGTTCTTCACGGAGGACGAGTTTATGTTAGGCATAGTAATTTAACAGATGGTAGTGGTACCTTTCAAAACTCCGTTGATCTTGTTACTGCGTTAGCTGGTAATACTACAGATGTTGTTGTTCCTTCTTTGGAGGGAGAATATATTCTTAAATTTCAAGATGACCAGGGAAACTTTAGTCTTGGAGAAGCCAGTATAATACAGGATTTACCTGACCTCATAGATACTCAGGTGATATTACAAGATAGAGAAGATTTAGATAGTCCATCATTTCAAGGAGTAGATACTAATACAACATTTAATAACACAACTAGTGCTTTACAACTTATAGATCCGTCTGTTGTAAAAACAGGAACTTATAGCCAATCTGGTACGACTATAACTATTACAAGTACATCTCATGGTATAGCTGTAGGTGAAAATTTACCTTTTAGATTTTTGGGTGGTGATGCTGTAAACAGGTCATATGTTATTGCCTCAGTTCCTAACGCTAATACTTTAACTATCACTTCAGATAAAAGTGTTACCACAAGTGGAAATGTATCCATAGACAGGGGTTTAAGAGGAGAATATGCTTTCAAAGACATTTTAGATTTAGGTGATGTATTTTCTCTCGATTTAAAAAGAGTAATACGATCCATTGGTTTTATAATTGGTACAGATATTGAAACTATTATCCCAAATGACCCACCAGAATTAGGTGGACCGCCAAATGGAGGTTGGGATAATTATGCAACTGATGGTAATTTTGATGGCCCAGCAGCAAATGAAGCTAACTGTCAGATGCAAGTAGCAACATCACAGACAGCATCAGGTTCATTTGGATCTTTTAATAACTTTGCCAATGGAACTTTTAAAGGTCGTAGATTTAAATTTAAATTAATTTTAGAAACAACAAATACTGCACAAAATATGAACGTGCAACAAGCAGGTTACACAGCAGAATTTGAATCAAGGACGGAACAAAATTATCAAACAGGTAGTACAACATCTACTGCACCACAATCTTCTGGCACTTCAGCAAAGACAATTACTTTTGGTTCCCCATTCTTTACAGGAGCTACTGGTTTAGGAGGAGCAAATGCGTTTTTACCTACTGTTGGAATAACAATACAAAATGCTCAATCAGGTGATTTCTTCACTATAACTAATGTTTCGGGGACAGGATTTACTGTTAATATTAAAAATGGTTCTAGTTTTGTTGATAGGTCTTTTACTTTTTCTGCTGTAGGATATGGTAAAGGAGTGTAATTAGTAATTTATGTCTCAAGTTTCGGATTATGATATAGCCAATGCGTCAGGTGCTTCTGTCAGAAGCGACCTAAATGCAGTATTTGATGCAATAAAAACTTTAAATAGTGGTAGTAATGATCCCAGTAACACATCGGCTTTTATGCCTTATGTTGATACGGCAGATAGTAATAAATTAAAGATAAGAAACGCATCTAATAATGGATTTACAACTGTTGGTTCTGTTGATGAGGCAAATTTAGGGTTACTGCCAAAAGCAGGTGGTGCTATGGAAGGCCAACTATTAGGAAATAATGGATTAGGATCTGGTTCTCCAGCCTTTGCATTTAACGGGAATACAAACACAGGGATGTTTAGGCCAAATTCTAATACAATAGGATTTTCTACAGCAGGACTAGAAAGAGCTACTATTGCAAGTACAGGATTAACTATAAACGATCAAAAAGAATTAAGACTAAATGAACAGGCTTCTAACGGTACAAGTTTTGTAGGTTTAAAATCACCCGCGAGTCTTTCAGGTAATAGACAATTTACTCTACCAGATACAACAGGATCAGTAGGGCAACTTTTATCTATAAAAAATGCAAATCATAGTACTACAAATGCAGAATTAGAATTTGTTAATCAAATAGGAGGTACTAATGGTGTCAGTTTTAACAACAGCATAAAGGCTCAGTTTGGAACGGGAAATTTGCTTGAAATTCAACATAATGGTACTAATGCTGTTATTGGTAATAATTTTGGTGATATTTATATAGAAAATGATTCTAATGCGATAGGCGAAAAAATTTTTATAAGACCTAAAGCCACCTTAAATTCAATTGAATGTATTGCTAATGGTGCTGTTAAGTTATATCACCACACTGATAGCAACACTGCAAAGCTTGAAACAATATCTACAGGACTTAAATGCAATGGAAATCTTGAGAGTACTGCAAGTGTAATTGCTGGTAATGTTCAAGCCACTGGTGCTTTTTTTAGTGGTACGGCTGGAAAAGCTCCTCCCTTCGTAGATGGAAACGCAACACAAATAGGTCAGTTAGTAAAATCATGGGTTTTATTCAATGGCACTGGTACTATCTCTGTATTAAATAGTTTTAATGTTAGTTCTTTAACAGATCATGGAGTAGGTGATTATAGTGTTAATTTTGCCAATACAATTAAAGATCATGCTGGTAATGCAACAGCTAACATCTGTTGTAGTTTTGCTATTAGTGGCACAGTTTTTACTGCTCCTGGTCAATTAGCTCATACTCATGCTTTTATTTCGAGCAGAGACCAGTTTCATGTCAGATTTCTTTGTCATAAAACTGAAAATTCAGGCCAAAAATCTGATCAGCCTTATGCTGCCGTACAAGTTTTCGGTTAGTAAAATTTATATAATATAAAAGTAATAACTAAACAATTATGAAGAACTCTGATAAAAGATTTATATATGAAAACGATGAGGGAGGTATATCTATAGTTATACCTAATGATAACTGTGAATTGACTTTAGATGAAATTAAAGAAAAAGATTGCCCTAGTGGTAAGACAGTTTATACTGTAGATAAATCTGAAGTTCCTACAGACAGAACTTTTAGAGGTGCTTGGACTTATACGGAGTAAATTATGGGATTTGGTATAGACATGATAAAAGCAAGAGATATTCACAGATCATATATTCGTAGTGCAAGAGAAGGTAGATTTAAAGAACTTGATATAGAATTTCAACGTGCAATAGAAACAGGTGATACTACGAAACAGTCTGAAATTGCAGCAAAAAAACAAGCTTTAAGGGATGCACCTGCGGATTCTGGTATTACAAATGCAACTGATACAGATGCTTTGAAAGCACAATGGAAAGCTGATATACTTGGAACGTCACCATACAATTAAATGGCTGTAATTCCAGGTAAAAAGAATTTTACTGTTCAACGTAGAGCAGATTTTCCTTTACGTTTAACATTTAAAGATTCTACTGGATCTGCTATAAATCTTACGGGATTTACAGTTGCAGCCCAAGTTTATGACGATCCAAGAACAACTAAATTTGCTGATTTCAATGTTATATATACAAATAGAGTAAGTGGAATAGTAGATATAAAATTAAGTGATACTGATACAGCTAATTTCACTCCAAATGTTCTTAAATATGATGTATTACTAACTGATGGATCGGGTAACAAAGAATATTATTTAGAGGGTACACTATTTGTAAGTGAAGGTTACACAGAATGAGCAGTCCTAATCAAATTGTTGTCAGTCAGGTAAATGATGTAACAACTGTAGAAATAACGACAGCAGGACCACAGGGAGCAACAGGTCCGCAAGGTATTCAAGGCCCAAATGGTACTGCGACAGTAAGTATAGGTACAACTACTACAGGCAATGCTGG